TTTTTTTCTTGCTTTAGAGATTGTTTTGTCAAAGTCTTCATTTTCATTATTGGGTTCTACCCATGCATTCATTTTTACATAAACTGTTTTAAGATTTTTAAAATCTACTGTTCCATAGCCAACTTTTACATCTTTGTGATCGCCTAATGGAATAAATTTTCCGATTTTCATTAATTTTTTTCATAATTTTAATTATATTATGGTGATAAGATATAAAATAAGGATTTTTTTTTAATATTCCAAAAGATTAAATGAAAATATTTATAATATATGATTATAATTGATATGAAAAAAGAAAAGAGCATTGAGTCTGCTCTTAAAACTTACAAAAGTAAGGTACAAAAAACTAAACAGATTCAAAATCTAAGGGAAAGACAATCGTTTACAAAACCCTCTGTTAAAAAACGTGCTGAAGTATTAAAAGCTGTTTATGTGGAAAAATTAAAAAATGGTCTGATTTAATCAAGACCATTTTTAAGTTGTGTTAATCTGTAATAATTGTATTTTGATGGAGTCATCGAAGTAACCTCATTTCTAACTGATTTAAGTTTTGTTTCCAAATCAGCATCTTTAGATTCTGATAAAATATTTGTAACTTTAGAAAGAATTGTTTCTTTTAGTTCAGATGTTTTAGTTAATAACTCTTCACCGTTTATATCCAAAATATTCTTAAGCGCCTCTTTATCTTCTTTAGATAATGTATTTTCGTATAGATTATTGAAATTATTTACCAATACTGCATGTAACAAATTTTCATTTGCTGTGTAAGTTTTACTCTCAGAGATGTTTTCTACTGATTTTTTAGTTGTTAAATGTTCAATTAGTCTCTTTTTTGCCACAATTTTCTTTTCAAGGTTTGATAACGAATCTTCAGATCCCAATTGATCTAATGCCTCATATATTTCATTTGTTGTTACCTCAATATCCCCTAACTTCTTATCTAGTGATTCACAGAATGTTTTTAAATTTTTAACTTGTTGTTTTACCATTTCGGTATCAATACCTTCAACATATAATTTAGCTATTTCCTTATCTTCAAAATATTTATTTTCAATTTCCTCGTAGAAAAGATACATCTCCTTGAACTCCTTATTCTCAACAACAGATTTTAAAATGTTTTTCATTTCAGATTTATTGTTAGAACCATATGATTCTGTTAGTTTTTTTAAGAGTTTGCTCTTTATAATCCCAATTCTGTTCATTTTTAATCGTTTATAATGTCGTTCAATTTATTTTCTATTTCATAAATATTCTTCTGTGCCTTTTCAAGATTAAATAAATCATTATTTTCTTGTGATTCCCCTAAAACACTTCTAATTTTACTAAACTTTTTTCTTTCACTTAATGGTTCAGAAGCCTCTCCAGGTGGTTCTGATGATGGACTAGGTGGCATACCTCCGCCTAATGCACCTTCATCACCGCCAGCGTTCGCTTGTGCTTCAATTTCCGCTCTTTCTTCTTCCGGAATACCATACTTACTATCAACCTCATCAAACACACCAGACCTTTTAATGATCTGTGCTGTATTTTGTAATTCAGCTCCCATAGCTCTTTCAAGACGTTGTTGTTGTAAATCTAACAACACTTCATTATCACTCATACCAAGAATATTCTTTTTAGCCCACGTATGTGATACTGGTAATATACCCACTTGAGATTGATCTGAAGTTGCATCTTTATATAATGTAACCTTTTCTTTCCACTGCTCAATTTTTAATAAATCTGCTTGTGAAGAAGGGTTTGTTAAACCTAATGTAAAGTTTTCTAATTCATCCTCTAATCCTAAAAGATATAAGTGAATTAAAGCGATTTTATTTAATTCTTGTATTAAAGATTTTTGAATTCTATTGATTGTTCTTGCAAAACGAATATCCATTAAAGCAAGATTCTTACCGTCACCAACAACTTCTTCAAACCCTAAGAACGCCTTAGGAATACGAAGTGCTGCCAATAATTTCTTTTGAATATATTCAATATCAGCAATCTCACCTAAGTTTTGCGCACCGGCTAATGTTTCAATTGGACTTGGGGCCGCAGGATCACGAACAGGAATAAAATAATCTTGATCAACAGCCATTTGATTGTATCTCATGTCTACTTGGCCATTTCTACTATCTACTACCTGATCTCTTTTAAATTTGTTTGCAACACGTTGTACATATGGTTCAATATCCTTATCATCCATATTACCAACAAAAATCTTGAATACACGTCTTTCTGGAGCCCTTGATGTTCTATAAATTAACATAGCATCTTCAGCAAGTAAAAGTTGTTTCCAAATTCTTCTAATCTTATCTAACATAGAAGTACCATATGGTAACTTTCTATCATCACCCAATAATCTAAAATGTGCAAGTTCCCAAGACTGAAATTCCATATCCTTATTTTTCCATTGGAATCTCAATTCGCGAATTGGAGATTTTAGATCACCAGCGTTTGGTGTTCTTGATTGTGCACCTTCAAGTCTTTCAATTTCAATATTAGGTAATTGTTGACAACCAACAATACCTCTTTCTGGATCACTCTTTAAATAAACAAAGTTGTCACCATACTTACACACATTTCTAGCCCACATTTGTAGGTTAGTGTTTATATCTAATCTATTTTCAAATAGATCTATTAAAACGTTCTTTACTCTTTTTGATTCGGAATATACATTTAAAATATATCCCTTTTCAGAAACCGTTGTAGATTCTTCCGCATAAATGTCCAATGCTGCTGACACCTCAGGTGTAAACTCCATAGACTCATAATCATAATATGCTGATAGTCTATTTGGTTCATAATATACTGATTGGTTATATAATGAATTATCTAATTTTGCCCACTTATCAAAAAGATATTGAGACTGTTGTGCTTGTAACCTAGCTTTTTCAAATTCAACGGGATCATCGGTCTTTAATAACTCTTCTCTTGAAAAATTAAAAGACGGAGGACTTTGTTCTCCCTTATTCTGGAAGCCAAATATCTTAGTTAATTTCTGAAAAACTGTCAAATCTTGATTCGCCATACTATATAAATACTATTGTAATTAATCTAATCAATTTTTATTGAATTATCAAGCCTTTTTATTAGTTCCGAATAACCAGGAATATTGATTGTACTGTTCTTTCGCTGGTATACCGTTAGAACTACTCTTTGCGTATGGTGAGCTATCAATTTGCATCATACCAACCTGATCGAAACTAGTTCCATATGAATAATTTTCTGTTTGTGGTGACTGATATGTTCTTTCTGACATAACCCAAGAATCTAGCATAGCCTTATTCTGTTGTTCGTTTCTAACTAATTGTGTAAATGATATTTCTCCAGCATACAAAGCAATAGCTAAACTCATGATTGAATCATCATGTTGTCCTTTCATATGATCTGGTCTACCATTTATATAAACAAAAGTGTTTAGTTCATTTAAAAGCCTATTAGATCTAACAATAAAATCATGTCTGAGTTGTTCTTCAAATGCTGAAACAATTTGTGTTCTTTTATTATTGAAATTAATTCCAGGTATTTTTTCCATTGCTTTTGCATTATATTCCCAAACATTCTTGGTATTAATACCATCAATGAATAAGTTCTTATAATTCATTTCTTGCAATTTTCTTGATGTTGCAACACCCATACCACCTGTGATATCGATTACAATAAACGCATCATATAATATACCCCATTTATAAGCAACAGACGCTAAATCGTCTGGTGGCATTTTACCAACATATTCAACAACTTGCTCTCTTTCATCGAAATCAATAATATTGATTGATGAAAAATCCTCACTATCACCTCTACTAACATCAACTCCCATAATATACCTATGCCCCTGAACAGGTTCTTTCCATTGCCAAAGCAATCCTTGCATATATTTTTCTTTTGGTTGTTTAATCATGGTTTTAGCAATTTTTTCCATTGTCTCGGTTGGTATTACACTATCACCAGATCCTAAGAAATCACATTCAAGTTCTTGAGAAATTTTTCTCTTATCATATTTGAATTTTTTGGACATTGACTCAAACCAAGATGAATAAGGTTGATACCCATCATCCATTAATTCTTTGTATTTTGTTATGTCGAATTCTTTTAAAATAACCTCATCATCATTATATTGTTCTCTATTTAACATATAATGCACAATATCTGGAACTTTAATCCAAACCAAATCTTTAGTATATCTAGGATCTTTAAACCATCTTAAATCAGTGATGTGAAAATCATTAATACCCCTAATTGCTTGTTCATAAACACCGTAATAAATTGGATCGTAGCCATTTGGTGTTGATATTAATATAATCTTACCACCGGTAGATAGAGAAGCCATAGACGCCGCCCAGAAGTCTTCTCCGGCCTCAATATATGCAGCCTCATCAAACACTAATATTGTTGGAGTAAAACCACGAAGTGCATCCGCAGATGTTGCAACCGCTTTTACTTCAGATCCATTATTTAATCTAAATCTACTTTCCGAGTTTTTATCTGGTGAGAATCCAACATTTAACCACTCTGGCCATTGATCTAAAAAGTGACGAACCTTATTCGCCATCTCAATAGCGGTATCACGCTTGTTAGCAATAATCAAAACTCTCTCAGGATTCTCTGGCTTGGCTAGTTGTAGTTTTTTTGATAACCACGCAGCCGTTACTGTTGTAACCCCAGCTTGACGATATTTTCTAGTAATGTTTTCATTATATGTTTCGTAATCTTTTAATAATTGTATTTGATCTGGAAACAACTCTAGTGGTACAAACTTTTTTTGAGTATTATCAAATGTTTGAAGATATGTTCTAAGTGCATATGGAGTATCTTTTATTACACGAGCATACTCCTTTAATTGTTCTATTTTTTGACTCATATATATAAATATAAAAAAAGTGGTCAAATTTGACCACTTTAACTTAATTTCTCATTAATCTCTTGGTTTATCTATTCCCAAACCACCTAGTTCCCCATATAAATCGTCATCATCAATTCCCTTGGTAATGTCATCCAATTGTTTGTCAAATTCTTCCATTGCTACTTTATAATCATAATCATTAATTTCACCATTGATCATATCATATAATGATTTCATTAATCTCTTACTAGTATCAGTGTTAGAAAGGACTTCTCTCATGAATACTAAAAACTGTTTAGCTGGTTTAGAAACAATAGTTTGGAACATAATTAATTGAATTCCAGCCTTATCTTCATCTGTAATTGTTTCTTCTGGAAAAGAATCTTTAAGAATGTCCCATATTGCTGGGCCTAATCTAAAATCCCAAATCTCTTTATTCTTACTATCTTCCTTATCCTTTACTCTTCTGGCTAAGTCCTTATCTATATTACCATCAGCATCTTTTGGTTGACTATGTAGGTCTGCAATAACTTCGTATGTTCCTTTAATTAATTCATGAACTAATATTGGAAAATTAATTGCTGTTGCAACAACTCTTGGTGGTTTTTCATTTGGATAAGATTTTTCTTTACCGCCAACTGGTGGTGTCCCACCTCCACCAACACCTAACCCTCTATTACTTCCTTGCCATAACATAGCATCTGCTGCTGACATTAAGGCCCCATACATAGCTATTAATCTTTCTCCTTGGCCAGTAATTTCTTGTAATTTATTTGCGGCATAATGAAACATAAAGTGGCCTCTAGTTGATGCACCTTGCATCATAGCGTTTATCATTCTTCTTTTTGCTCTTTCTAATGTAAAATCGTCTAATTCATCAACAAGTTCCTTTTCTAATTCAACCTCTTCTGGTTCAATTTCACCTGGAGGAGAGTTCTTAAACCCTTCATTAGATGGTTGTTCAATTTTTGCTTCATAAACAATATCACCCTCTTCAATACCTAATTCCTTCATAACCAACTCAACAGCTAACGCTTCCAACTCTCTCAAATGTCTTGATTCAATTCTTGAAACTTCACCTTGAGTCTGCATCATTGTACTTATTAGTGTATGTGCGTTTTCTTCACCAACACCTAATGACATACCTAAATTATTTCTAACGTTATCAACAATTTGCTTATAACGCTTAGATGCTAATAATTCCTCAAAATTTGAGTGTGGTTCATTAACATTTTTAGGGAAGTTTACTTTCTTAAATGTATGATCTCTACCAGCCAAATCTCTTTCAACGTCAGGATTTGGCCTGCTATCAGGTGTATCAAATGTCATTGGCATTTCGTTAATATTTTCTTTTATCTTCAATAATAACGATTTTTTTGTTAGTTTCATAGTTAAATTTATTCGGCAGCCATAGACATTTTATTTCTATGTAATTTTTTTATTTTAGCTTTTGGATCTGACTCTGGAACCGGCTCTTCATTTGGATTTCTAAAGGGTCTTCTTCTTGGGTCATCCTCTCTTTTTGGTTTCTCTCTTGTTGGTGTGTCAGGAATTACTTCAGGTTGAACTGGAGCTTCTTCTGGTTTACCAGCAGATACAATAGAATCAAAAGATAAAAATTCAGGTAACTTAGGCATTTTTCTTTCAGATAAATCTTCAGACACTGAGCCATTCATTTTTAATTTAACCATTTCCATAATTTCCGATTTTGTTGTTACTGAATGATATTTCTTACTTACAACATTTTCAACAAATGCACTAGGGTCTTTTAAATTAAGAATAGATTTACCTTTTTTCTTTTTTGGTACTTTAGCCGCATCAACTTCTTTGACTTCAACTGATTGATCTTTTAAAGCATCTGGAGTTTGTAATACCGTGTTTAACGCTGCGATATCTTTAGGATCTTTACTATTATAAACAGTTTTAGTTGTTGTTACAGTTTGAGCCTCTTTTAACATTTTATCAGCAAATTTCATTAACTGATTATCATTGAATCTAACCAATGTTTTTTCTGAAAATCCTTCTTTAATAAGTTTTTCTATTATTTCTGTTCTTTTCATTTTAATTTATATTTAATTTCTTCATTAATTAATCTAAGCCCCTTCGTTGCTAATTTCTGTGTTACACTTTCTAATTCTTCAGCAAAATGAAATGAAATCCTTATTGGTCTTTCTTCTGCTTCAATATCAAAAGCTTCCCACCCTAATGCAATAATTCCATCAACCGCATCGATAACACCAAAATAATCAGAATTCTGTACTAATTCAAGTTTTAAATCAGAATTCTTAAGTAAACCAACCAAATCGATTGATTCTACTTCTGGTGGTATAGCTCTACCGGCAGACGGAATTATAAACCATTCTTCAACTAATGTGTCTGGGTCGTTACCAAAGATAAATTCATATTGTCTTTGTCCTTTATAATCTTGACCTAGTTCATTAATGTATAGAAGGTACATTTATTCAAAATATTTACTTAAGGTTGTATTAATTGCTTCGTTGATATTTGATAATTCATGAGTGATATCTAAATTATAGTTACCCTCCTCATCTTCCTCTTCTTCAGAATCTTTTGTTAAGTGTTTATCATAAGCATCTTCTCCACCGTCTTCAAAATCAAAATATACTTCATCTAAAGCCTCTTCCTCTGGTTCTTCACCAAATTTTGTGTTAATAAGTTCTTCTAATTTAGACATTCTTTCTGCTAAATCATCTTCAGGTGCTGGTACAACTTCGTCAGATTCTGGTTCAGCTTCTGGAGCCTCAGCATCTGCTTGTGGCATTTCTTCAGAACCCATCTCTTCATCTCTTTCAAACTTTTTACCAATCTCTTCGATATCATCTTCGTCTAATTTATCCAAATCAACCGCAGAAATTATCATGTTTAAAACATATTTTATATCATCACTTTCCATTTTAGGTTGTTGATCTCTAAGTTCTTGACCTAATTTACCAGAAAACTTTTGAATCTCAGCCATATAATCAGAACGCTTACTTTCTTCTGGGCTCATTGCTTCTGGTTCACCTTCAGCGTCTGGCATAGGAGCATCCATATTGTCCATACTATCAGCAGGTGCTTCAGTATCAGAAGGTGGCATCGAAGGTGCTGGTGCACTATCAACAGCCGGTTCTGGCATTGGCATTTCCTGTGTTGGTTTGGTTGTTTTTAAAACATATTTTGTTATGTCTTCATTCAGCATTTCTTGACCCTTTAAAAGTTCTAATCTTTTAAGAGCTTCAGCATATGAACTAAATTTGTTTTTATTTTTCATGAACATACCACCAATATAATCTAGTGATGATTCATTCAATCCTTTTTTAACATAGTATCCGTCTTTTTCTCTAACGATACCGTAAACCCCATGTTTACCTTCTTTAACTAATTCAGCATTAGACGTTTTTTGATTAGACGATTTCTGATTATAGTAAGTTAATTCGAGGATTCTTTTGAACTTTTCATCCCCTTGTAATTTCTCACTACCGATAGGTTTAATATCTCCCATTGTTTTTAAATTATAAATAAGCTTATTCTTACCCTATAAATACAGGGGAAAAGGAAAAAAATACAGATAACAATTATGGTAGGGATAATTTTTTGTTTGAAATACTATTTCTAAGATTCATTAACTTCTCAATATACCCATTTCTTCTTAAAAGCTTGAAAGTTAAGTTCTCATATGAGTATTCCCCACCAGCCTCTAGCCCACTTTTTCTAAATTTTTTTAATTTGTCTCTTAGGTCTAAAGCCATTTTATCAACATCCTTACCATGTTCATGATAATCAATTAGTTGGTCAATTCTTTTGGCAAAAAATTCACCCTTTTCTAGTATCTTTTTGGTGTCGATATTCTCTTTTTTCATAGATGGTTCAACAACCCATTCATTGTTTAAAACCGAATATACCCCAGATGAAACGTGTTCTTCATTAACATCTTGAACATATAATTCAACATCAAATCCTTTTATTTTAATGTCATTCTTTTCATTCCAAACATTCTTTTTTGCATCAAAAAACTCTTTAACGATATCGTGCATAGCGTTTGAAGCACTATCACCTTCACTGATCTCATTCATATCTATTAATATGTGTAAATCCACATCCGAGTATTCTGACCAATTGTAATTAGCTAAAGAGCCTGTTAATATAACATCATGTATAAAAAAATCAACACCTAGGAAATCAATAAATGAATCTGTTATCTCTAATAACTTATCCGAAATTTCCTTTTTAATTGTAAATTCCCCAGTTTCGTTCTTATCAAATATTGTTGGACACAACGTATCCTTAAGCTGAAATGACTTAATAATCTTACTGTCTGTCTCCGGATCTGATAATTCTAAAAGTTCGTCTACTAGATTTTTCATTAACTTACCTTTTTATAGGCGTGTGCATTCTTTATTTTTGCATTTAGAAATGCTCCCTGCGAATCACTCATCCTAAACTTGGTGAACAATTCCCATGAAACATCTGCGTATTCATAAATACTACCGTTATTGAATACAACTGTCAACAACTTGCTTTCCGTATTATATGACGCGGATCTAATATTAGTCGATTTAATATCAACAGATATACTTGTACCCTCAATTCTTTCTGATAATATTGCCATGATTTTTTTATTGTAATATAAATAATAAATATTAAATAAAAAACCCTCAATATTGAGGGTTTTAATTTATTTCACCAAACCAAAGGAATTTCCACTACCGGTTTTCAATTGACTCATTAATTTGTCTTTTAACTGGTCTTTTTTTGTTGTGTCTCTAACTGCAGTCACCTTATTGTTAACTTCTTTAGACCTTTTGTCCAGTAAAATGTTAGCTTCTTCAATGTGCTTACGTTTCATTTCTAATTTATTCATGATTTCTATTTATTATAAATAGTAAAGAAAACCCCGATATTATCGGGGTTACATTTAATTAAGAGAAATAAGTCTCTCAATTGACTTCTTTTTATCGATTGGCAGTGTTAATACCAACACACCATTCTCAACATTACCCACAATGTCTTTTTCTTTAACATCATCAGGTATTGTATAAGATTTTATAAAATTACCAATGAAATGTGTTCTTTCATTCTTCTCATCCTTTTCGAAAGAGATTTTTAAAACACCTTCTTTTATGGTAATCTTTAAGTCATCCTTAGTTAAACCAGGTATTGACATTGAGATTTTATATTCACTTTCTGTTTTGTGAATATTAGTTTGTGGGCTAACATTGTAGCGAGATGCATCTAATACTTTATCAAACGCATCAAAGAACGGATCTTTAAATAATGTAATCATATAGTTTTATTTTATTTTTACAATTTACAAATTGTGAACCAAATGTCTAAAGCTGACATTTAGACATTCGTTAGACATTTTTTTAGACATTTTGTCTGAACCATATTTTGTTTTTTTAACTTTTTTTACGTATGTTTGTGTTAAACTTAAAAGATAGTATATGGCAGTAGAATTTGGTTATGAAGAAAACCCCAGAACTAACCCTAAAAACAAAAGAGTTAATTCAAACACACCAATCTTAGACAATTTTTCTAGAGACTTAATTAAGTTAGCAGAAGAAGATAAAATTGATCCGGTTGTTGGTAGGGATAAAGAAGTTAAAAGAATTGCGCAAATCCTTTCAAGAAAGAAAAAAAATAATGTGATTATTGTTGGTGATGCTGGTGTTGGTAAATCCGCATTAGTTGAAAAATTAGCATTAATGATATCTAAGGGAGATTGCCCATCTAATCTAATTGATAAAAGATTACTATCACTTGACTTAACTTCATTGGTCGCGGGTACAAAATATCGAGGCCAATTTGAAGAGAGAATTAAAGCAATTTTACATGAACTACAAGAGAACCCTGATGTTATTGTTTTTATTGATGAAATACACACAATGGTTGGTGCCGGAAATGCATCTGGCTCAATGGATGCCGCTAATATTTTAAAACCAGCATTAGCAAGAGGTGAAATGCAGTGTATTGGTGCAACAACATTTGATGAATTTAAAAAACACATTGAAAAGGACGGCGCATTAGTAAGAAGATTTCAAAAAATTATTTTAAAAGAACCAACTGAAGATGAAACGGTTGAGATTTTAAAAAACTTAAAAAAATCATATGAGGGATTTCATAAAGTATCATATGGTGATGAGGTTGTTGAAACAATAGTAAGATTATCAGGAAGGTTTATGACAGATAAACAATTTCCAGATAAAGCTATTGATGTTTTAGATGAGCTAGGTTCAGAAAAACGTGTTGTAACAAAGGCTCCTGAAATAATTGAGAAATTAAAAAAAGAAATAGAAACAATTAAAGAAAAGAAGCATGAAGTTGTTAAAAAACAAGTTTATGAAGAAGCTGCAAAACTAAGAGATGAAGAAAAAAAGGTCATCAAAAAATTAGATGATGAAAAAGCTAAATGGTTAGCTAAACAAAACGATTCGTTGATACCAGTTAGTGTTGATGATGTTTATGATATGGTATCGAGCATGGTTGGTATTCCAATTTCGAAAATGGATAGTAATGAGGTTTCTAATTTAATAAATTTAGAAGTTAAATTATCAGAAAGGGTTATTGGGCAAGACGAAGCTATTAGTACAATATCTAAATCAATTAGAAGAAACAGAGTTGGAATTAAAGATAGTAAAAAACCAATTGGTTCTTTTATATTTCTTGGTTCTACCGGTGTTGGTAAAACATATCTAGCAAAAACATTATCTAAATTAATTTTTGGATCAGAAGATAATGTTATCCGTGTTGATATGAGTGAGTATATGGAAAAACACACGGTATCTAGATTAATTGGGTCGCCTCCAGGTTATGTTGGTTATGAAGAAGGTGGTCAATTAACAGAAAAAATTAAGAATAATCCGTTTTCTGTTATTTTATTTGATGAGATAGAAAAGGCGCACAAGGATGTGTTTAATTTATTATTACAAATACTGGACGAAGGTCATTTAACTGACGCCTTTGGTAGGAAAGTAAACTTCACAAATACATTGATCATTATGACATCTAATATTGGTGCTAAAAAAGTATCTGAATTTGGTAGTGGTGTTGGGTTTAATACTAGTAGTAGTGAAAATCAACAATATGAAGTTAAAAAAACAATTATACAGAAATCGCTTAAGCAACAATTCAATCCTGAGTTCTTGAATAGAATTGATGATATAGTTTTATTTAATCCATTAGGTGAAGAAGCAATTAAGAAGATTATAAAACTTGAAATGGATCGTTTAATAGATCGTTTAAATGAGAAAAAATATTTTATTACCTTCGATGCGAGTGTTATGAGTGAAATTGCTAAAAGAAACAAAGATGAACAGTATGGAGCCAGACCAATCAAAAGAATTATTCAATCTCTTTGTGAAGATTTTCTCAGTGATGAAATTTTAAAGGGTAATATTAAAGAAAATACACCCATAAAAATAACATTTAAAGAAAAATTATTGATAAAAACGAAGATTATATAATTTTTAACTAAATATGTGGCTTTTTACCAAAATCACATATATTTATATGTCTATAGGTTCTCTTTGTCGATTACCTTTCGTTTTTTTTCAAAAAGTAAGCGGAGTTGAACCCGCCGAAAGACCTTAAACCCCAACTTCTCGTTGGGGTTTTTTTTTATCATTTTTTTTCCTTATATTTAACCTATATGAAGAAATATATATTTATTTTTGCTATTGGTGTAGCAGTTACACTAACAGCATGTGGTTCAAGATCTACCACAAATGAAACAACAGATTCAACCGGTACTCAAGCTGACACATCTGCTGTAATTGCAGTTGATTCTACGAAAGCGGCCGTAGACACTACAAGTTCTACCGAGGTAAAATAGTAAATGGGCCGTTAATTCGGCCCTTTTCTTTTAAAAATACAATAAAATATTCCTTAATTTATATTTTTTACTTATTTTTAGTTTATAAACTACTAATATGGAAAAATATGTATGCAGTATTTGTAATAAAGACACCTCTAGTATTGATTATGATTACCTAGTTGGTACAGATCATTTGTCTTGTGTTTTACAAACAGAAAAAGCCGATAAAATTGAAACATGTGTTTTATGTGGCGAAGAAACCCCTTATAAATTTTATGAACATATTGACATGAGATATGGGTATATTGAAGGATGTGGCCAGTTATGTGAAAAATGTTATAATCTTGGTACAAATAGGGAACAAATATTGGTGCCCGTTTCTACAATTTTAAACACACCAAATGACTCAGAACTTGGTGGAAAAATTAGAAAAAGTTATTGGGAAAGTAAGTAATTTTTTTTTTTCGTTTTTTTTATCTATCTTTAGTTAATAATAATTGATATGAACAAGACAATTAATACCTTTATTTTATTTATAGTTACCATTTTAATGTTGTTAATGGTCCTCTCAATTGTAAACCATTATAGAGACGAAATGAAGTCTTTAGACGTTAGAATTAAGAAATTGGAAGTAATTATTAATAAAGATAAGTAGCATGGAAAAAGAATGGATCGGCGATGTAATATTACTAAGAGGATTGCCAGGTGCCGGTAAAACGACATTTGCTGAAGTAATACTTCATTCAAATCAGGGAACTAAACCAGATATTATTTCTGCAGACAATTATTTTACTGATGATAAGGGTGTTTACCACTTTGATGGTAGTAAACTTAAGGAGGCGCATATTAATTGTCAACAAATATGTGCAGATAGAATGAAACTAGAATTTTCAAAAATTGTTATTGCTAATACTTTTACTGAAGAGTGGGAAATGGAACCGTATTTTGAAATGGCAGAAAGATACAAATATCGAATTCACACTTTAATTGTTGAAAACAGGCATGATAGTAAAAACGTACATAATGTCCCCGAAGACAAACTCAAGCAAATGGAAAATAGGTTTCAAATCAAATTGTAAATGAGTAAGTTTATTGAATCTTTTACCAAGTCAGTAAATCCACCAAAAAAACCCCTCTTCAAATACTGTGTTAAACACATTAGAAAAATATTACAAAGATGGTTTGTTACATAAACAAACTCACCCGACTCTTGATTTAACTATTTGGAATTATTCTCCAATAGTTCAATATGAGAGACTATGGGATGATATTACTATACAATGTCGTGGGTTAGTTACAAACACTAAAGGTGAAATTGTTGCAAGACCATTCAAGAAATTTTTCAATTATGAGGAACATAAACCTGAGGATTTACCAAATGAAAATTTTGAGGTATATGAAAAAATGGATGGTTCATTAGGTATTCTTTTTTATTATGAAGAAGAATTAACTGATGAAAGAAGATATAACATATGGTTTAATAATAATTATGAAACCGGAATGGAAAGATTCTTTGATCCAAAGAATTTACCTGATTTTGATAACACTTATTATGACCCAACACCAAAAACAAAAGGTGAGTGGATATTGGCTACACGCGGTTCATTTACATCAACACAAGCAATCAAAGGAAGAGAATTATTGGAAAAATATGATTACAATAGGTTGGCCAAAGATTATACCTATTTATTTGAAATTATTTATCCAGAAAACAGAATAGTTTGTAACTATGATTTTGAAGATTTAATTTTACTTGGTATGATCCACACCAAAACCGGTGATGAGGTTAATATACACAACGATAATAATGAAGATATTAGATTAAAAAATCTAATAAAAAATTTAAACATTAAAGTTGTTACCCTATATAAAACTTGGGGAGAAGGATATGATTTACTTAAAGAAGAAATCAGTAACGATAAAGAAGGGTATGTGATCCGATTTAAGAATGGTTTTCGAATGAAAATAAAAGGTGAAGAATATATTAGACTTCACCGCATTTTAACAAATATATCAAATAGAGATATTTGGGAATACTTGAAAGACAATAAACCATTTGATGAGCTGCTCGAAAAAGTACCCGACGAATTTAATAATTGGGTAAAAGAAACCGCTCGCGATTTAACAGTAAGATTTGAAAACATAGAAAAAGATTATAGAGAAATATTTGAAAATTTAAATAATCGAAATTTAAGTAGAAAAGACTTTGCTTTAAGAGCAAAACAATATAGACACTCTAACATTTTATTTAACATGTTAGATGGAACAAACCCTAAACAAACTATTTGGAAATTATTATACCCAACATACTCAAAACCATTTAAAAATGAGAACAACTAACGCCAACGAACCAGAAACACTGGATGTTCATGTAACTGGAAAATACAAATCTTTTGAAGATTTTTTAGATAAAAACAAACCATTAATTTATGGTGGTGTTGTTGATTCGTTTAAACATTTAATAACAACAAGAAAAAAAGAAATTAAATTTGTTGTTAATGCTAGTTTATTATTGAGTAAAGGTGAGATAATGGACTGGAAAACAGAATTTCAATTATCTAAAAAAGATCCCGATATTCTTATTGATCATGTAATCCAATATTTTGAAGATATAGAAGATTATGAAAAATGTTCTGAAATAATAAGTTTGTATAAAAGCTTGACAAAAAATAAAAAATAATTTATATTATATCATAAACGTATAGAGAGTGCGTTTAGTCATTTCTTGCCAAAAAAAGGCCCTTGTTTTTACAAGGGTTTTTTTATTTTATAAAATCATCCTTGACCCAATTAAAAAGTTACTTAAAAATGGTGATCCTGCTGATGTATTACCGCTTAATTTATAGTTTATTGTAAATCCAAATCTTTTTGTTATTTTATAATCAAAAGAAGAACCTAATAAAAACCCAACACTTCTGTTTACTGTTGATCCACCAGTAACACTATTCCAAGATAATGGTGCAAACATAGTAAACACCTGTGGTGAAATACTTAATTTTTTATTGTATTGATATGGCTTTGTCCAAAATCCAACAACAGATGATGACATATTATGATCATAACCACCTGTAGAGTTCTTAATAAGTAAATTTATTAAACCAACGTTATATCCAAACACGCCATATTTTGTTGTTGGCTTAATGTATGTATACCCCATCAAATTCATGTATACACCATTTAGATATGCAAAGGCTGTCGAATATGAATGTATTGCTTTTAACTTACCACTAGAAAAATCCATTTTAGTATATCCTCCACTAACAATAAACGTTTTTAGATCACTCATGATTACCGCGTTGGCAGAATAGCTTTCATCACCCATTAATGAAGATTTTGATACTCCAACTGTTGCCGATTGTAACCATCTACCATCTGGTGATTCAATAACGGACAAATCAGAAGATAACAACATAGGGTTTGATGCAACAGCCTTTTCTTTTTTCTTCTCTTCTTTTTTTTCCTCCTTTTTTTCTTCCTCTTTCTTTTCTTCTGATTTAGATTCTTCTTTCTTTTCTTCCTTAGATTCTGATTTTGACTCTTCCTTTTTTTCCTCACTTTTACTTTCTGATTTTGACTCACTTTTACTTTCTGACTTAGATTCTGTTTTAGCCTCTGTTTTTGTTTCTGTTTTAGATTCTGATGAGGATGATGAACTAGAAGATGATGAACCACTTGATGAAGACGAACTACTAGCTGGTGGTGGTGTTGAACCACTACTAGCTGGCGGTGGTGTCACAGGTGGTGGTGTTGATGCCGCTGAACTTGCTGCAGCACTACTTGCAGAACTACTTGCTGCAGAACTTGCTGAACTACTGGCGGCCGTAGAAGCCGCACTACTAGCTGCCGCTGATGCTGCATTTGCTGCCGTTTGTGCCGCAGCATTTGTTACTGCTTGTTGTACAATAGGGTTGTTTATTACTGGGCATGTAATTGCTTCATATGTTGCTTTAGTTGTTAATAACCAAGCTTGTACAACCCCTGATTGAACTTCTAATGGTGAAAATGCCCTTACTTGATTATAAAATGATACTGTTGCATAACCATTCATCATTGTTGTTGTGGCAACCTTTTTTTCCCCACTACATTTATCAATGAATGTTTGTGTATATGTTTGACCAAATGATCTTATCGAAATAAAAATAAAAATAAAAAATAATATTTTTTTCATTACTTGTTATGGAAACCAACACTTATTTGGTTATAATTTCTTATTGGATCTCTATCTAATTTTATTGTAAAAAATTTGAAGTCTCTAATAATACCAATTTTAAATGTTGTAAAATTTGAATTTGATTTTGGAAATGATATACCACCAAGATCGTCTCTACCTTGATATCTAATATTCTCATTACCAAATCCAATCATACCATGAACACCTAACTTACCAAATCTTTTACCTCCGCCAAGATATAAAGTTCCTTGTTTAATAAAATCATTTTTACTTAGTGTGAAATCTACCTCATTAATTCTACCGTATGGATAATATTGATTTTGATCAATATCATATGACATTGTATAATCTAAAATAAAATAACTTTTTTTACCACCTACCGCACCCCAAAAAGATGCTTGTTTATTATTTGTGTGTCCAATACCAAAAGATGTGTAAACTGTTTCTTTTCTAATTGTATCTCTTTTACCGTTTTCGTATATTCTAACTACACTTCTTTGTCTCCATCCAAAATCGTCATACCAAATGTAAGGAAACGGTTGATACCAACCCCAATTTCCCCAATAGTAACCATATGGGTTTGCTACATTACTTCTCCATCTTCTAACCAATGGTTGTTGTGGAACAGGTTGGCCAGGTCTAATTGGTTCTGTTTGTGTTCTCCATCTACTCACATCATTTCTTTGTGGGCTTGTTGGTTGAACTCTAGGGGTTTCCGTTCTTTGTGGTTGCGGAGGATTACTTCTCCAAGATGAAACCTGTCCTAACATAATTGTTGGAATGAATAATAATGTAATTAATAACGTTTTCATACTTTATCGTTTTATTATAAATATAAAAAAAGGGGTAATTAAACCCCTTTATACCATTATTTAAAAAATTATTATTTTGTAAAAACACCCTTTTTAATCATTCTATCAAGAATATTTGCGCAAGCAATGTCTAATGCCTTTTTAGTTGCAATTGAAATTGTTGATTGGTTGAATTTAATTGGGTCGATTGTTGCATCAGATAAAAGAGTTAATTCTCTTCTTGTTGTCGCTTCACCTAATCCAGATGCCCCAAACATAGCCCCAGTTTCCGCATCGGTAAATCTAACCTGAAGACCTATACGAGTTACCATATTATCTTTTATACCATCTTTTAGATTAATTGTTTCGTCTTCAGATATTGAATAATCATAACACTCAATTGTTACAAAATATTTTGCTAATCTAATTTTACCTCGACCATCTAATTTATCTTCTGAAATACCTGATTGTGACGCTTGAAATTGTTTAACCATACGGTTCTTTATTTCTGTTTTATCCTCAGTAAAAATAAATCTATTTAAATTCTCCAGATATTCCATAGAAATATTGGCAACCCCTAAACCAACGCGTTTTTCTTTTAATTCAGGATACATTTCATATATTTCATCTGATATACCGGCTTTTAATATTTGAATTGGTATTTGAGGACCATCATAATCTAAGTAAGCTGATATGTCTTTCTTTTTTTCAAAATCAGCCTTGTAGTCTTCTGTTTTTGTTTTACCGATTGTTTGCGCGATTATATCTTGTGCAAAGGCGCATAATAACAATCCAATTACAAATACTTTTATCTTTTGTATCATATCTATATTTTTTAACCTAAATTACTTAGAAGGGCCTTCGTACCAGATATTATCTGGATTATTTTTAAACGTACCATCAACTCTCCAAGATATCTCATTAGATATTCTGGCCATTTCTTCTTCTTGCCCACTTACTTGTAAAAACACTGCGTACAATTGGAAAGAAAGTGCAAATAGTATCCAAGTACTTGTAAGAACAAGTGTTAAACTAAAAATCATATTTTTAGCCTTATTTATAAAGTTTGTCATTTTTTTGTTTTTAATTGTTATCCCTCTAAAACTTCAGTATCATTTTTAGAATTTTTATTGTTTATCCATTTGTCAACAGACGCAATACCGAAAGATCCCAAAGTAATAACTAAGAAACCGTCAAATATAAATTCATTAATAACCAATGGTTTACCTAACCAACCAGTTATGAGATCTACTGCTAACGCAATTACCATACAAATAAATGATGCAAAACCAACTACTGATTTTTCGTTAATTGTGTTATTGTCATTAAATAATTCTTTTAAAAAACTTGCCATATTTTAAAATTTTACGCGTATTATTTTTATTATCCTTCTTCCTCGCCAGGTTCAGGATCTTTTATTTTACCACATACTAAACATTCTAGGTCACCATCCCCATCTGAATCTCCCCAAACGTGTTGACATTGTCTGTGTGCGAAATATACATCAATCTTACCATCACCATCGAAGTCAATACCGTCCATAATTCCATCACCATCTTCATCAACTTCAATACCAGTTCTTGGTTGTGTTGCTGGTACTTGTTCAAACATATCTTTTACTTTAGGTGTTTCATCATGTATCGCTGACTCTAATACTAATGGGGATACGTTGGTTGGAACTATCGGATTATTTGGCATATCTGCAGTATTGCTCAATGATGTACCATCTTCTTCGTCCATTTTTTGTACTAACATTTTATCCTTGTCAGTATCACTAAACCAGTAGTCTATTATTTTACCATAAGATCCAATAAAAGCACCTAATAACAATAGAAGTAATTCTTTCCATTCACCCTCAATTGCTGATTTATTTATTATTGCTCCGAATATACCCATTATGATAACCATAAAACCACCTAAAACGATGGCAGTGATGAACCATCTACGTTTCATCATACTACTTAATAAATCCTTAAATCCACTTGGTTGTTCTTTCATTTTATCTAATATTTTTTTTCTTATTACCAAGAGTGAGTATCCCTTATATTTTTAGGTAACCTCCACCCCATTTTTTTCCCTCTAATTACCAAATACGTTGAACCACTAAAAAAGGCAATTAAAAATAATAATGGAGAATTAAATACGAACATAGCAAGAGTACACAACGTTACCACAGCTATAAAACTTAATCCCTGTTCCATATTACCACTTAGGTGCTTCTTCTTTAAATTCATCACCTTCTTTTTTCTTAACCGGTTTTGCAGGTTCTTTAACGGTTTCTTTTTCTTTAATGATAACAGTTTTACCACCCCCACCTGCAGCTTGTTGCTGAGTTTGTGAGTTTGTAATGTTAATTACAGGGGCTGCTTGTTGTACTGGAGCTGGATCATCACCACCACCCGTTAACTGAGTTACTCCCCAAGTTCCTAACCCCATTACTGCTGTTGTTATTACACCGACAATGGTTTTCTTTAAACCAGTCCATGTACCATCGTTATTTTGTTCTAATTCTTCTGACATTTTATGTATTTTTATTTATAATTTATTAAAATCTGTAATTCCTAATTGATTACCCTTAGAGTCATATAAGCCAATTCTATATGCTGATGATGGTAAAGTTGATGTATATACCTTTAAAATATTATCACCAGATTTAACAGTTACGGTCTCTTTTGATACCACTCTATTGGAAATATCAAAAATCTTTATAGTTACCGATTGCCCAACTTCACTTTTTACGTTCATAGCAACCTCTCCGGTTACAAACGCCGTCTCTAGCTTAAGACCAACCGAGTTCTTTATTTGTAACTCTGGTTTAATTTGGTTAATCTCTTGGTTGATAAAAAGATCGTCTTTAGTGCAACCAATTAAGCCAAATATTAATAATCCAAATATTAATCTTTTTTTCATTTTAGTTTAGTGTTAGTTTTGTTTTACTTATTTGGGCATTATCTGCCGAAGCGAGTATCAAATATAAATACTTCGATACTATAGATTTGGTATATATTTTTTTGTTATTTTCTCCGGCAACACCAATAAATCTTTCTCGACTAACAACTTGTCCACTCTCAACATCAACAAGCGTTAATATATAGGTACCTGCCGATGGTAAGTCAAAATGAATAGATTGACCATCAGTAACACTACTTTCACTTACACTGAAAATTTTCTCAACAGACGGTGTTGGTGTGGGTAACTCTGGTTTAGTACACCCTAATAGTAAAACAAGAAACATATATAATATTCTTTTCATATCTTAAAATTGAAAGTTTGTTCCTACCATAAACATTATTGGATTGGCTTTCTTATAACCAACAGATTCTGATAATTTATCCCAAGTCTTATTAAATCTAATATTGGTATTCAAAACGAATCTTTTAGTTATTTTCCAGTCAAGTGATGTACCATAATATAAATCCAAATTGAAATCATCCAAGTATGTTAAATCTGATTCAGTACCATCTTTGAATGCTTTGTAGACATCACTCATAGCAAATATTTGTGGAGATATATTAACTCTCTTTGTTTTTATTGTATAAGTGTACATTAACATTCCTTTATAAATAGTTTCCGATGATGCCGGTATTTTTGGATAGATCAAATCCAAAAAATCACCGTTTTCGTCGACAGTATACTTTCCTCCCCATTCACCTTCGTATGTATCCCAAAATGTTTTAGATGCTATTAAACTATATCCAAATGTTCCAAACTTTTTAGTTCTGAATACATCTATGAATGAAATGGTAATATCTTTTTGAAAATCAAAATCTGTCGAATAAAATGTTTGTAATGTTGTAGTTCTCTTATCGGTATTTTTACTAAAACCATAACCAACACCATAGTAATTCCATATAGGATTTATTGATGTTGAGAATGAATGTGTAAATTTACCATTCATAGATGATTTACTATACCCTAAATTTAAGGTGCTAGATACCTGTTTACCGATTATACCAACTGATAGATTTGATGACGAAAGCACATCTTTAGAGAAATCAATATATGATTGTAGTATACCAATATCATTCCAATCATCACTTTCTCCAAATAACTCTTTTGGTGATAATTGTAATGTATCGGGCTTTTGTATCTGTGCGTTTGTAACAAATGTTATCGAAATTAGTAACAGAATTAATAATAATTTTCTCATTAGTTTAATTTCACCTTTAATTGTTTTCCGTCTTTATTAACAGCATCTGTTGTTGATATTGATGTTAACCCTAATATGTCTTTTAAATTTCCTATTGGTGTAAATACTACTCGATATTCGGTGGTTTTATCTAATGTGGCCGAGCCATCAGTTATCAATGAACCCAATGTTATAAATGTACCCCTATTAGTTCCAAAATTAGTTGCATTACCTTTTGTTGTAAAGTCTACCTTTTCGAACTTTAAAGAGGTGTTATCATAGTTTAAATTGAATTGTGTACCAACCAATTCTTGTTGTAACGGGTCTATTGATAATGTAATTATAACTTTATTACCAACCAATTCACCCATAATTAAACCATTTATCTCATTTGAAACGGAATTACTACTCAAACTCATTGTTCTAATTGAATTACTTACCACACTACTCACACTTTGTTGTGCTGAATGAGATAGATTTACATCTCCTAACCAAGTTACACTTACGTTATATGTGTTATTTAAACTACTCAATGTAAACGGAAGTAGGTTACGAGTTGAATTAAATTTAGTTCCCCAATTTGATGTTGTTATTGCATCATAATCTGATTTGTTATATAACTTCATCAAATATGTTAATGCGGTAGATTGTGAAAGTGGTTGAACACCTGTAAGATGTTGTAATAATTTGTATGTGTCTGATTCGTTGAATATACCATTACCATCAACATCAGCGTTCAAATATTGGATACCATTGGTTAATCCCATTCCACTTTGATTTCCAAATAGTCCACCGTCCGCTAATTCCTTAAATGCCAAATACACATCCGATACACCAACAATACTACTATATAGTGTATTTAATTCCGTTTGGTTTGAATGTGTTAATTCTATTCCGTGCGGTTTGTATGCTAATATTGGAGAGAAAGTAAATTCGGCTCTTGTTCCATACCAACCATCTTGTAATCTCAATTGAGCTTGAAATGTGGATGAAGTTATTTTAGTTGTCAAATTACCGGGCATTATGTAGGTTTTCCAAAATCCACTTACATTATTAATGGTAACCGGTCCATCATATATGTCAAATAATTTAATTGATGTTATGTTGGTTGGAGATACTCCCGTTCCATCAAATTCTCTTTCGTCTATTAATAATTGATGTCCACCTAAAGTTGCATCATATGGATTTATTATTGCCCACTCAACTTGTCCTGCGGATGTTGTTGCTTTAATTCCACCACCTGAAACCTTTGCAGTATCCAATAAACTTGTCAAATCAACTTTACCCAATCCACTTAATTGTCTTGCAGTTCCATTCACTACATTCCAAGTATTATTTGTATATGTATATCCTTTTGCGGTAAATTTAGTTTCATCTATAT